TGTTACGTTGCTAGAATTACAATCGCTAATATATAACTCAGGGCTTTCTAAATCTCCTATAACTGTTTGATCAGATTGTAAGGTAATAGTCTTATCATCTGGGAAGTAGTAAATACTAATATCATCGCTATTTCTGGTTATTGTTTTCATATTCTATTCCTTGTATTTTATAATTAAACTTCCTGTATAAAGCTAGGTATTGCTGGAAAAGCAACATCAGGAAAATCCTCATGGGCAGGTAAATTTCTTAGTGCTGTTCTATAAGTTTTAGCTTCGTTGACCTGTTCTTCTGTAAGAGGAGCATCAGAAAGCACAGCCCAGTCTGTATTGGATATTAAAGTATTTCTCATAGCTCTTTTCAAATTCTTTTTATTTTGTAGTTCTTCGGCTATGTGTGCTTCGGTTGGGCCTGCAGGAGCATTAATCTCAATAAATTTCTTTTTTGTACCATCCCATGTTGTTATTTTTGCCATCATAATCTCCTATATATTTTTAGCCTTGACAATCGCATATAAAGATACAATACCTTCAACCCACTTATTAGTATCAGTAGCAACTTCAAAATAAAAAGCATCAGCATAATTGGTGGATGTGCCATTCGTATCTCCTACTCTTAATCCTGCTGCTCCCCAAGCTTGATAAACATCAAAATCACCTGTGCTATTTGAGGTCGCTGAAGATTGCCATGAAACAGCAGCCCCTTGTTTGTTATTTTCATAAATTACGTGCCCTGTAGATTTTGGAGTATTTACATTATCATCGGAAGCTGATCTATGTTGAGCACCCCCAAACCAAGTAGCCTGACCAGTTGACCAGTTAATACCTTGATCCATTTTTATATAGACACTATTAGAAAAATTGCTTTTCGTAGTTCCGTTTTTATCGGTATAAAAACCATTTCCCATATAACTGTCTGTTCCTATTACGGATGAACCACTATTGTATGGATAGAATTTAGTAGACATACTGCCTGCATTATAAGACACTCCATAAAACCTAATGTCATACGATCTTACATCTGAGGGCTCTATTCCATCAACTAAGCTTAAAGTAAAGCTTAATGCAGAACCAATCTCATTACGTAAATCAACAGAACCACAGTATACTCTCACATCGTTATTCGGTAGATTTGTTAATCGTGAGCCATCTACAGCAGGTAGTCTGGCGTAGGAATCTAATTGTACTAAATTGTTAGCATCTGTTCCTGTATTAGTATTTCCAATAGCTAATTTAGTAGCACTAATGGACTGTCCTATATACTGAGCTCCGCCTCCAGCAACTACAGTGCCATCATTTGTAGCAAAATAATTTGTTCCTGCATCTACACCAACAGTATATACTTTTTCATCTAGATCATTACCATCTATATAGAGAACTGCAACATTTGTTGTTGTGGATAATGTGTTGGCTACATTAAGATTTTTAATAGCACCTCCCCCAGAAGCAAGAGCCTGTTCAGCATCCCAAGTTATGGTTGTACCAAAAAGTCTTCCTGATCGTACATAGGCAGTAGTAGTAGTAGAACTATTTCTATATGCTATTACAATTTTTCCTGATTGAGTATTAAAACAGCCTTTTGTATCGTCAGCCCCAGACCCAAATTCTCTAGTTGTTTCTATGGTTACTGCGGCACTTGGTTGTAAAATACCTCCTGAAGTTGCTTTAATTACACTATAAGATAATATATTGCTATATTCAAAAAAAGCAACAGTCGCTTTTGCGTTGCTATCATATACAACAATAGGATTGCCTGTCGCATAAGTCTCAGAAAACTCTATTCTAGATTTCATTCCTAAAGTACATGTAGTACCACTTATAGTTATAGGAATAACCATAGGATAATCAAACCTCAGATTATTTAAAGTACTATTGTAATAATCTTTAGTAATTAATATATTAACTCCTGATTCAACATCATGTACAAGTGATCCACTTGATCCTTCACCATACTTATCATTTGTTACAAGCTCTGTACCAATAGTAATGACTCTACTAGCATTTAACTGAATAGCAGTAAAAGAACTTTTTGTAGGACTATCACCCATAGACATTACAAGAAGACCTACATTAGCAGTAGAGTCAAAACATCCTCTTATTCCTTGAGCAATATTATCGTCTAAACGATTTGTCGCTTCTTCAGAGTCTACAACAGTTATAGTAGTTCCTGAAACAGTCATAGATTTTACTGTAATATCATTTGCATGTGTGGCAGAACTTGTAACAGAAACAAAAGCACTTCTATGACTATCCCACCATAATGCTATTCCATTTGTTGTTGCTGATACTAGTGCTGTAGCTGAACCCCATGTAATATTTACACCAGATATAGTTCCTGCTCTAACTGTAGGATAGGCACTATTATCGTTATCCTCATATAAAATCATAACTGTTCCTGTTGCAGGATCAGATGCTATTGTTATTTCATCACCATTGTCATCTGCTTCTGTTGCACCTGTTATTGCAGCAGTTACCACTAAATCCGTTTGATTAGAGTTTACACCTCCAAAAGTAGTAACAGTGCAAGTAGCACCATCAGATACTGACTCTGTGGCTAGACCAAGAAAATTATTATCTATTTCATTAGTCCCAGAAACCTGTTTTGCCTTGCCTGCACTAGTCATAGTAACTGGTTTACCAGCAGTAATACTTCCATCGGCTACAAGGTCTTGTGTGCCTGAAGCTCCAGGTAAATCTGCCCAACCTAAAGCTAAAGAACCATCTGTTTTAAGCACTTGACTAGCAGAACCATCAGCATTAGGCAAAACCCATACTTTATTGGCTGCTATAGAATCAGGAGCTTTAAGCCCTACATAGTGAGCACCATTAGCTGCTAATTCTTGGAATCTTAATTCTGTACCATTTCCTGCACTAGTACCATGAGGAGCCATACTAACTCCCCCTGCAGCTACAATAGCTGTGGTATCATTTCCATCTTCATCGTATTCAATACTAAGGTTTTGGTCTGAGCCTAGATATATTTTTTTATCATCCGCTATATATAGATCGCCCCATTCAAGAGATGCACTACCTAAGTTAGCACCACCAGAAGCATCAGGAACTAAAGCAGTAGAAGCAGTAATTGTAGTACCTTCTATAGTGCCTGCAACTGTTAATGCACCAGAAGCTAGGGTTAAAAGGTCTGTATCATCTGTATGACCTATAGTAGTGCCATTAATTAATACATTATCTATATCTAAAGAACCACCAGATATTAAGCCAGTAGTAGTAATAGCAGAAGCACCTGTATCTATAGTACCAAAGTTAGAAGTTATAGAACCTCCGTCTAAAGCTCCTACAGTAGTAATATTTCCTTGAGAGGCAGTAGCTAAAGTACCTGTAATATTACCACCAGCAGTTATAGTGCCTGTGGTAGTAATTGTATCTATAAAAGCATCTTTCCAGCGAACACCAGTTGTGCCTAGATCAACGTCACTATCTGATTGTGGGCCGAATATTCCATCAGCTACATATACTTGTTCTGCATTGTCAGCATAAAGATGTATTTCATTAGCTGTTTCAAAATCTATTTTTGTTTGATCATCTTCACCAATTTTAATGTCTGTTGCAAGTAGGGATGTAATACCTGTTTGAGCAGCATCTACAGTAAATGTCATGTCATAAGGATCAGCATCGGAACCAGTAGATGTGTCTGTCCAGTTTGTAGTAACACCAGAACCAATAAATTTAACTTCTTTAGCATTATTAATAGTAACTTCAGTACCATCATCATCTTCTAAATACCAAGTACTTCCTGCACTACTTACTTCTGAATCTACATAGGCTTTTACAGACTGTTGCGTAGGTATAAGGGTTGCACTATTAGTAGACATATCGTCTTCATCTACAAAAGCTGTAACAGTTATAGCACCATCAGAAATACTTCCAAAGGTCACTGTACCTGAAGCTGTCACACCAGTACTAGATAGAAGTCCAGTCGAAGGATTATAAGTTAAATCTCCATCAGATTCTAAACCTATATTACCTCCATCTACATCTCCTCCTGCTGTAAATATGATTGCATTATTTTCGTTTGTGCTTTCGTTATCTGTTATGGTTACTGTGGTTGCTACTGTAGCAGTTGCTGCCGTACCACTATATCCTGAAGAAGTTATTGTACCTAATGATACTCCTCCATCAGCAAAAGTAATAGTCCCATTGTCAGCATCAAGTGTTATGCCACCACCAGAATCAAGCGTTACAGTTGTACCTGCTAACTCTGCAGTCCCATCTGCTGTAATTTGAATATTGGCTGCTGCTGCTGCTGCATCAGTAGTTACAATACTAAGAGTTCCATTCGTTCCTGCTGTAAATACAGCCGTATCACTAGCTGAACCTGTCATTGTGATGACTTTGCCATTTATAGCAACATCATCAACTGTTAAGGCTGTTAAAGTTCCAAGACTCGTAATATTTGTTTGTGCTGCTGTGGCTAATGTTCCTGTAATAGTACCGCCTGCAGTTATAGTTCCAGATATATCTACATTACCATTAATATCTATAGTGGTAGCAGCTATCTGTATTTCTGTATCTGCTACTAAGTCTAATTGCCCATCTGCGGAGGAGTATATGTATATTGCAGTATCATAAAAATTAATTCTTTCAGTGCTATTTATTAAAATGTCATCAGAGAATTTAAAGTAATCTTCATCTTCCATCCATGTTATGACACCATCGTTTGAGTTGGCGTTAAATGTTAATACTATGTCGGTATCTGCATTTGTACCCATGCTGATAGCATTACTGTAGAGGGTAGATAAGGGGCCACCATCTCCTGCGGTACTACCATCATGGGTATGCCCAGTAGATACATGAAAAGCTGCTAAAATCTCATTAAACTCATCATTAGTATGAGCTGCTGTTATTGTATCTCCTGTAGTAAAACTCGACTGTCTTGCTGCGTATACTGCCATTTTTTATCTCCTACCTGCTGCTGCAAATTCTAAACTAAACCCTCTAAGGGAATAGGGGGCAGAAGTTGTATCTTCTGTAAACTGTACTGATACAGCAAATCCTGACCCTGTTATTGGTTGTCTTTCTAAAACAAATTGTGCACCCCCATAACTGGCAGCACCATACGTACCTGTACCATATACAGAAGTATTCGATGCTGCTGTTATTGTTATACTGCTAGGATTAAGAACTTCTGCTGATCCAAAATCATAATCTAATCCTAAATTTGTATCTATCGTACCTTCTGGTCTATAATTTAATATAGCCCTATGAAATCTTTTTCTAATACCTGGATCACCCATAGTTAAATGAGCTGATTTATATCGTGCTTCTACTCCTAAAGTACTATCAGAAGAATTAGTAAAAGTATTACCTGACTCTTGTTTGTATATATATCCGTCATGTCCTCCATGTACTACAGTCTCTACATCACTAATAAAGCCACTATCAGAACAATTAGGCTTTATTCCTCTTATGTCTGCAAACTCCCATCCTAAATGTCCTGCTTGAGGGTCTCCTTTAAATGAACCAATAATTCCTGTACAATCTGTTTCAGAACTTTGATTAGCAAAGAAAATTCTATATTGAGTTTTACTTCGTATAACTAAAGAAGACATTTTATTTTTAACATCACTTAAATCTAAAGCAGTAAATCTTTGTTGTATTTGCCTAGAAATTACTCCTAATTCTACATCACCAATTTTTTCAGTACCTGCAACAGTTCTTAAACCATCAGCAGCTAAGAAAACAATATCACCACCAATTTCCTGTATTGTAAATGGAGCAACGCAACCTATCCTTGTAGTTACTGGTTGCATTTGAAAATCCGCTATACTATTTCCTGCTAATCTAAAAATAGCATCCTCACAGAAAATATAAAGTTGTTCCCTAAATACCTTTAAACCTGTTATTGTACTTGTTACAGATATAGAACCTGCACCATTTGCAGCACTAAAATCGCCTACAGCATAAGGAGCAGAAAATATTATTTTTTGTGGGGTAGCAGACATACCTCCATAAACAGCATGATTTTTAAATATCTTTACGTATTTAGGATTAGCAGGTGCTCCTGTTCCACTTACATCTGTTACTGCACTATTATTATAATGTGATGCATTATTTGCACCATCGGCCCAGATAATTCTTTCCGTTCCATCCATATCATACAAATCAAAATCATAACGACTTGCACTTGTTCTGCCTGAATCTATTGAACTTACAGAACCTGTACCTGATAATTTAAATACTTCCGTACCTCTAGCTGCAACAACCTGATCTTTATACACTGCAGACATAAGTATTGCACCTGAAGTAGTTCCAGAAGTTACAGCATTAGTATTAAATTTGGTAAAACCATTAATACGTCTATATCCTCCGCCTATATCAGGTTCAAAGTTTCTTAATTCCATAGCTTCACCTGGCTCCATCTCAAATTGAGACTTATTGAGTACCAATCCTCCTCGAAGGTTGACTACAAATGGGTTCAACATATCAGGCATTAGGTAGCAAACACATAATTTTTACGATTTAACATATCTGTTCTCATTCTTTGCAATCCAAAACTATACTCTTGTAAATACACTTGGGCTAACTGTGGGTCAGACCTAGTAAGTAAAGTATAGTAGGTTGCTCTTTTAATTATAAGATCGTGGTAACGGCTCGGAACACTAGGCGTATCGCCTGAAGCAGAAAGGTCTGTTGGGGAAGTATAATAGTCAAACTCAACAGTATAAGACCCTTTATCTGGAACAGGCGAGACCCCAAACGTAAGGGCCGTAGTAGACGCAGCAGTCCTGTATATATAACTCGGCTCTGCGTAGTGATCAGGATTTTGATGCTTGTCTGTGCCAACGATTCTTTGTCTCCATTCATCCTCATTTGCATATCTCAGTGCTTTAGGATGAAAATTTTCTTTTACGCTTACGTTATCTATTAGAACTGTAGATGACGCAGTTTCATTTTTAATTGTTAGGTAATGTAGTGTAGCAGTAGCTTCAAAAGTAAAGTTGTGATAACTTAAATCACCTTCTTCATTTGATCCTCCTGCAGAAGTATATGTAGCTGTAGATATTCCTGTAGCTAGAGCACTTGTACCTACTGAAACTACTAAACTAGGACTTAATGCTGACCCTGAAGTCGAAGCATTTTTCATAGCAAAGGAAACCATGTATTGCCTACCTTTGGTAAGAGAAATACTTTGATACACTGCACTAGTACCTGAACCTGCAGCTAAAGATAAATTACCAGAAGAATATGTACCATCTCCAGTACCAGAATTAGATTCTGTCCAACTACTTAAATCAGAATCAAAAGTACCATTGGTTAATAATTCTGTAGGCAATAAAATAAAACTATCCCAGTCTATTGTGGTTGCTGCTGTGGTAATGGTGTATTCTTGAATACCTGCTGTTAGGGCTTGTGTTCCTGATGCAATAAGATAAGGCCATTCTACCTCAGAAGTTGCTATGTCTCTCATAGCTTTATTTACATTTTCTTTAACTGTAGTTTGGATTCCTACTGTTGTTGAAGCTGAACTTAAATCTGCTGCAGTAGAAAGTACTGGTTCATTAAGTTCGGTTAAAACGTTATTTACTAGTGTAATAAATGTTGCCATATTTTACCTATGTTGTTAGAGGATTGTATATAAGTTCTACGCCTGCTATTGCTGTTATTGTGCTGGCTGTTCCTGCAGTGACTGTTAGTTTGTCTCCTGCTTCTAAAACTAACCCTATATCTATCCAATTTATATACCCTTCTCCAGCTATTGATGTAGCCCCTGTTAAAGGGTAATATGCAGTAGCCGATAAATCATACCATTCTAATTTGGCTGTTTTAGCGGATGCATTTACATTACCCACATTTATAAATCGAATAATCCCTTTAAAATTACTAGGACAAGTGTACACATCTGTCCTATTTGTATCGCCTGGTGTTGCTGCTGCTGAGATAAACGTTGACTCAGTCATTTACTTTTAGATGTCTTCTGTATAACCACCAGATTATTGCAGCATTAATTGGTAATAAGTAGGCAAAAAGAACAAAGTCAAAATTTATAAGAGAAATTATACTTACATATACACAAAAAACTGCACCTATATTAAGTGTCAGTTTTAACAACTCTCTCCCCACTTGATACACCATTCCATCCTCTATAATTGATTATCTGTACTTTTTGTTTCAATACTAATTGAAACTTCCTGACTCTCAGGAATTTCTGCTGTTACGTTTATTCGTGAAGCTGCACAGCTCACTAATACTAAACCTACAGTAGCTAAAACTAATAAATTCTTCATATTTTTTCCTTTAAAAGGTGGGGAGAATTAACCCCCCACCAAAGACAGTATTTAGGCGTATGTATCGCCTGATTCTGTATCGCCTATTGGCCCTGCGATGTCAGCTATTAAAGCCCATACTCGGACTTTAGAGTCAACATTAGCAGTTGCAACAGTCACGTCAAGCGTGTCTGCCGCAGCGTAGTAAACGAACATTTCAGCGAGTGCATCACCAGAAGTCATAGCTCCTGCTGTTTGCGTAGCAGCAGCAACATAAGTTACTGAGCCATCGCCTAAGGCTAATGTACCTGTACCAGTACCTGCAGTAATAACATCAATGCCAGCATTGAGTACCACAGAATTGATAGGGACATTAATTACTTGATAGACATCACCGCTAGTTAAGGCTGATGATGTGCCATCTATGACTGATGACTGTACATAACATTTAGCAACAGCATTACCTGCTTGATGCCCAACAGTACCTGCACCAGTTTGTGTCAAAGTAGCCATATCATTCCTCCTTAATCTATTTTCACGAAGGCTTTTGCTATGGATTCAGTACGAAGTACTTTCCTACCATAAACATGGAGCCCTCTAACAATGTCGGCAAACGATTCAGTGTCTCTCACGACTTCTGTTTTTGCAATATTGGAAGCAGTAGAAACACCGCTTTGGTGTCCTGCCATTACAATATAAACATCAGAAGTACTAGCCGAAGGCATATTATTGGATTTATAAATCCTGAAGCCATTGACTAGTTGTGGGACAACTAAACCATTTCTTACTTGAGAGCTAGATTCACTTAAGAAGTTAGCGTCAAGTAATTTCGAACTAGTTTGTTGTAGTTGCTCAAAGAATATTGGAGCAGCTACGGCCCAGCGATTGTCTGTAGGGACGTTTCCGTCATCTAGGAGTCTTCCTAAACGAGCAAGTACGTTTACAGGATCAATTTCGCCAGTATCAAAGCCAGTGTCTATCGAGTTGGTTGCGTGATCAGCACCATACGTATTCGCAGATGTGACGTTAGAATTAATGTCACTAAGAACTTCACTATCATAAGAGTCTTTAAGTGCATAAGCACCTGCAGAAGTCGCTAGAGTTTCAAAGTTTACGTGCCCTTGTCTTTCCTCAATGTCATCTACTTTAAAAGCAAATGCATTAGCTTTATTAATGGTGAGTTGTATCTCATCATCAGCTAAGTCTTGAGTATTAACAGAGGAACCTCTAGTATATGCAGAGACTGTGATAGATGGTTCTTTTATGATTCTAACTGTATCGCCAAAATTTTCAATTTCTCCAGTGTAGTCAGTGTTGGTTATATCCTCAACAACTGAAGCTTTACGGAAGAATTTAAGAACTTTTTGACTATAAATTTCTGGTAAAAAATTACCAGAAGGCAGGTTAGTATAACCTGCTGCAGTTCCGATAGCCATAATCGAATCCCCTTTTAGTTAAAGTTAATAAATAAATCTAACGGATTCGACCTTCCCTCCTTGCTAAGTCAATTTCTTTTTCATACTTCTCAAAGTCTTGAGGTTTCATCCGTCTGATTTCCTCAGCAGTCCACTCTTTCTTGCCTTTGGTTGGTTCCGACTTTTGTTTAGTAGGAACAAAGTCAGCAGCAGATTTCGTGGTTTGCTGTTTTAATGTACGAGAGATACCTTTATCGGATTTGTATAAATCTATTACTCTAGCAGCCCATTTAGCATCAGTGTTGTTTCTAAGAACACCATCTGCTATAGAGGGTGGCTGCTCCTCTAACCATGTAATAAAATCTGGTTCTGCTTTAATAGTCATAAAATCAGGGTGTGATCTAAGAAGTTCTTGAGTCGCTTTTTCTTTAGTTAGGCGAGTACGATCTCCTTGTAATTCCTTAATTTCATCTTGCAGAGCTTTAGTTTTATTCTCAGCTTGAGAATGTGCCACAGTCTCTATAACATTATAAACATCAGGGTATTGCTCTTTGAACTGAGTAAGCTCTTCAGGCGTTTTAGGTGGATTATAGTTAACACCACCTTCTGATGCTTGTTTTGCCAAGTCTAGAAGTTCGGTTTCTTTACCTTTAAACTCCTCGATTTTAGCATCATAATGTCTTTTTAAATCGTCATACCTTTTTTTATAATCATGTTCAGGTTGTTCTGATTTAGTAGACTGCTCTACAAAACTATTTGACTTTTCTTCTGAAGTAGCTGCTAAAGGAAGTTCTTCTTGTTCTTCTTCGGCAGGGTTCTTTGGATCAGGATCATCTAGTTCTTTTCTGTAACCCCCTTGGTAGGGAGTCGGTTCTAGGTCTCTTTCCTCCTTTGTAGGATTTTCTTCGTTCATTTTTACCTCTTTGGGGGCCTATACTTTCTCCGTAAAGGGTGGCCCATTCAGTTATTAAAGAGACAGTGTTGCTTTCGCAAGTCGCTGTCAACTAAGTGTTGGGTCTTTCACCAACTGACATAAGGCCTTTATCGTTCATAGTATTCAGAACTCCAGTGCCTATATATTTCGTTAATTCTTTTGGTATTACGTATTCACCATTGTGAACATTTACTGGGACTTTACCCCCAGATTTTAAATTCGTGCCTGCACTTGTAGCAGCTCTGGAGAGCATGCGATCTACAGTGTCTTTACCATAGAGGGCTACTGCAGGCTGAGAGAGTACAAAATCTCCCTCTTTTAAATCCATTGGAACGTCATCTGCCCTCTGTGAAGGAGGGGCTTTATCTTTTTGATTTACAAAACCATATTGCTTACTATTATACTGTGAATTTGAGCCCTTGTCAAGAGAAATCTTTCCGCCTCGCTTAACTCCTCTAAATGTAGAAAAATCAAAATCTCCAAATTCTGTTTGTATTTCTTCAGATGATTTTTGTACTCCTGTATAGTAAGAAAGATCAGTTATTTTATTTTCAGATATATATGCTAAATCAGCCATTAATGCCTCATACATATCCGCTATACCTTGTTCATTTGCCTCAAAACGTCTACGATATACTCTTCCACCATCTTGCGTAGATTGATCTCTTCCATCATAATAATCTAATCTATTAAGGAACATATCTTTAGCAGATAATCCTTCTTGATCTCTATTACCTATAGTGTAATATATACCTTTATCCTTTGCTTCTGAATAGTGTATTTGTAAATCACCTTTAAAATCAAAACCTGTAGTTGCTTCTAATTCTTGCAGATAAGGAACTAAAGGCTGTAAAAGACTTTCAGAAAATTGTACATTTTCTGGTTTTCCTTTTTTAATATTATAATCTCC